TCTGGAACAGTATCTCAATTGGTCGGGGTATCTTCAGGAATGCATGCTTGGCATTCTCCATACTATATTAGAACTGTTCGTGGTTCAAAGGGAGATCCAATTTCTACCTTCCTTAAAGAGGTGGGGATTCCAGTAGAAGATGATGTAATGAAGCCAAACGATACATACGTATTTTCATTCCCAGTAAAGGCACCAGAGGGTGCAATTGTCAGAAATGATCTAACAGCTGTTGAGCACCTTAACATTTGGTTGGTTTACCAACGTGCATGGTGTGAGCATAAGCCATCAATTACAGTATCTGTAAAAGAAGATGAATGGATGGAAGTTGGAGCTTGGGTATATAAGCATTTTGACGAGGTGTCTGGAATTTCATTCTTGCCACACTCAGATCACTCATACAAGCAGGCTCCATATCAAGAAGTAGATAAGGCTGAATACGATGCACTTGTTGCAAAGATGCCAGCCGAAATTCGTTGGGAAGATTTGTCCTTTTACGAGACAGAAGACGGAACTTCTACTAATGCTACGCTTGCCTGCAGCTCAGACGGAAACTGCGAACTTGTAGATATTTCAGCTTAGTGGTAGAATTGTAGTATTGGGGCTAGTCCCCAAAATTCTGGGCACCCCGCTCAAAATGGAGATGATAAAATGGCTATCAAAAAATTTGATAAGGCTGATTTAAACAAAGATGGGAAAGTAACAATGCAAGAACAAATTTTAGCAGCAATTGGAACTTATGGAAGAGCATTCTTGGCAGCAGCCACAGCTCTATACATGACTGGGAACACAAATCCAAAGGACTTAATTGCGGCTGGAGTAGCAGCAATTGCTCCAGTTATTCTAAAGGCTTTAAGCCCAAGCAACAAGGAATTTGGTTTTACAAGCAAGTAATTGTTATTCAATTAGGATCGCTCCTGTGCTAAAATAAGTACAGGAGTTTTCCTATTTTAGGAGATGTTATGTCAGCAGTTAAAAATTTTGAAGTAGACCAAAATGCAACATTTTCTTTTGTTGTAGAATACAGAGACAACCAAAACTTACCAATAAGTCTAGTGGGAGCCTCCGCAAAAATGCAGGTTCGTGACACAAAAGGTGGAACAAAATTAGCGTTTACTCTAAATACCCCTAATCTGTCAGATGGAATTTCAATAGACCCAACTGCTGGAAAGCTAACCATTAAAATGACGGCGGCGCAGACAAACAAGTTATTCTATCCTAAATCAGCCTATGATCTTATGGTGACAGATAGCAACGGGAATAAAATAAAATTACTTGAAGGCTTTTTAGCACTAAGTAGGTCGGTGACAGTATGACAGTAGAAAAAGTAATAGTAACAGAAGTCGTAAACGATGTAGTTATTTCTAGCCCTGGCCCACAAGGACCAAGAGGAAAAACAATATTAAATGGCCTAGGTGCCCCATCAGAAACACTAGGTCTTGAAGGCGATTTTTATTATGACAAAAACACAACAAGATTTTATGGTCCAAAGCCTTCAGACTTTACATGGGTCGGAGCAGCAAACTACCTTCTAACAGCTGGAACATTGACTTACCCTTGGTTAATCAATCAGGTAACAGGTCCAGTAAATGGAATATATAGCCTCCAGATAACACATAATTTAGGATACAATCCAAATGTGACTATCAAAAATTCTGCAGGCGACATATTAGAAACAGGAATAGACTATAATAGTATTAACCAGATTACACTGACAATGGCACAACCATTTTCAGGGACAGCGTACCTGTCCTAAAAGGAGAATAAAAAATGGCAAGATTATTTGTAACCAACATTGACCTCAACAAGAATGAGCTGCTCAATGCAAGAATTCAGAATTTAAGTTCAGCACCATCCAATCCAGTAGCGGGTCAGATTTATTATGACTCAAGCAATAATACAATGTACTACTACAATGGACTTGCCTCTCCAAATGGTCCATGGATGCCAATGTCTGGTTCTACAGAGGTCATTCAAGATGTAATTGGTTCAGCAATCGTTGGCGGAGTTGGCCTAACATCAACATACAACGATGCAGCAGGCACAACAACAATAGATTTAGATAACACTGCAGTAACTGCTGGCTCATACGGTTCAACAACAAAGATCCCAACATTTACCGTAGATGCACAAGGTCGTTTAACCGCAGCAAGCGAAACAGACGTAGCAACAAACCTTTCAATAGCAGGAGACACTGGAACAGATACAGTTAATCTATTAACTGACACATTAACTGTTGCTGGCGGAGAAGGAATTGACGTAGCTGTAACAAATAATACAGTTACAGTATCAGCAGAAGATGCAACTTCAACTAATAAGGGTGTTGCAAGCTTTGACGCAACAGACTTTACAGTAACATCAGGCGCAGTAACATTAAATGCTGAGCGTGTACAAGATATTGTTGGCGGACAAATTGTTGCAGGCGAAGGCATCGATGTAACATACGATGATGCAGCAGGAACTCTAACAGTAGATGCAGAAATTGCAACAACTACAAACCGTGGTGTTGCTTCTTTTGCTACAACAGATTTTACCGTAACAGACGGTGCAGTAAGTGTTAAGAATGTAAACCTTGGAAGCCAAACAACGGGTGATTATGTTGCAAACATTACAGGAACAGCTAATGAAGTAACAGTAAGCCCTACAGCAGGAGAAGGCACAACAGTAACAATTGGTCTTCCAGATGATGTAAGCATTACAAATAACTTAACAGTAGGCGGAAACCTAAACGTAGCTGGAACAATAAACTCAGTAAATACTACACAGGTAAATATTGTTGATAATAAGATTAATCTTAATACCGATTTTACTGGAACACCAACAGCAGATGCTGGTATTCGTGTAGAGCGTGGCGATGGCGCAGATGTTGAAATCCTATGGAATGAGACAAGCGATAACTGGACACTTACAAATAATGGAACAAACTATCATGCAATTGCAAGAAAGTACGCAGAAAATCTTGCTAACCCTTCAGAATTATCAGCGCTTGTTATAACACACAATTTAGGATCAGATGATGTTACTGTTCAAGTTTTTGAAACAGCAGGGCTAAAAGCTTTAGTTGAAACAGATGTAGAGCGTACATCAGCAAACACAATTACACTAAGATTTGCAACAGCGCCTGCAAGTGGAGCCTACAGAGTCGTAATTACTGGATAAGGGAGTTTTAAATGTCAGTTCAAAGATTAGTTCCCTTACACGCAGTAGCACTAGCAACAGATCCATCTCAAGCCCGCATGGGAGATGTTTATTATAATACGGTAGACGAAGAATTAAAATTTCACGATGGCTCCCTTTGGCACTCAGTTGGCGGAGGAGTAATAACTGGACTTCTAGATCATATTCATACATATGATGGAGCAGTCTATTCTGTAGAATCAGTTGAAGTTCCAAGTCCAGGAATAGTTGATGGTGGTGCTGCATAATGCCATCAGTAACGATAAAAATTAGAAGAGGTACTTCATCTCAATGGTCTTCTTCCACAAGACCTTTAGCAGCTGGAGAACTAGGTCTAGATACAACGCTAAATAAAATAAAAGCTGGAAATGGAACAAGTTTATGGCCAGTACTTCCATTTTTAAGCGTTATACCAAGTGAAATTACAGAGCTTGCTCAAGATGCAATAGACTCAGCATTAGTTGCTGGAACAGGTGTATCCAAAACCTATAACGATGTTGCAAATACAATCACTCTTGCAGTTGACAGCACTATTGCAAGCAAATTATATGTTGATGCAGCAATTGCTGCATTAGATGATACAGTATCTGTCGGGTATATTCCAGTAAGTTTATTGGGAAACCCAGAGGGAGTTGCAGAACTTGATTTAAATGGTTTTGTTCCAGACTCTCAAATCCCAGCAACAATTGCAAGAGACACAGAAATTACTTCTGCAATTTCTACTGAAGCAACAAATAGAAATACAGCTATTGCTACAGAAGTAACAAATAGAAATACAGCTATTGCTACAGCCAAATCAGAAGCTATTGCAGATGCAACAGCACAGGTAAATGCCTTACTTACAGGTGCACCAGCAGCACTAAACACCCTGGATGAGCTTGCGGCAGCACTTGGTGATGATGCAAATTATGCTGCAACAATTACAACAGCTTTAGGGAATAAATTAAATTCATCCACAGCAGCAGAGACATATTTATCGATATCAGAACCTTCTGTTGATTACTATGTCACCAACTCTGGTTCTGGATCCTATTTGGTGAATGGAGTATCTAATGGGCTTATTACATTTGAAAAAGGTAAAAAATATCGAATTCATGTTAATGCCGCAGGACACCCTTTTTGGATTCAAACAGTATCAGGTGCTTATAGCTTAGAAAATGTATATTCAACTGGAGTAACAAATGGAGGAGCACAATCAGGTCATATACTAGTAGAGCTTCCTCAAAGTGCACCAGATAACCTTTACTATGCCTGCCAATTCCACTCATCAATGGCAGGATCAATTTCTGTTAGATCTGAAGATGCAATAACAATAAACTCTAAATCCGCAAGTTATACTATTGCGCCAATAGATTCTGGAAGACTTATTGAAATGTCTGCAGGCGGAACTGTAACAATAGCAGACTCTGTTTTGTTCCCAGTCGGATATTCTGTAGATATATTACAAACAGGAACCTCTCAGGTTACTATAGCAGGAGATGGATTTACACCAAATTCCACTCCTGGATTAAAATTACGTGCACAGTGGAGCAGCGCTACACTTATTAAACGAGCACTTAATTCTTGGGTTATACTTGGCGATTTGAGCGTTTAAATGGCCAGAAGATTTCGTAAAATTGGTCTACTAAGTAAAATTGGAATAAGAAAGGTTAATGTGCCCAGTCTTAGTGGGCTAACAAGAGCTCAGGCAAAACAAGAACTGGAATCAAGAGGGCTTACTTGGCAAGAAACAGCAGAGTCTACAGCAAATATAAATCTTGATCTAAATATAAAAGAACAATCAGTTGCTTCTGGCTCGGTAGTAAAAATTGGAGATACCATAGGGTTTACATATTATGGTTATGTAGCTCCACCCAATTTTAATCCAGGATTTAATCCAGGGTTTGCTCCCCCACCAGATCCACCACAAACATCTTCTATTAGCTCATATACCTGGAACGGAACAACAGTTATTATCAGCGGATCTTTTCCAACTGAGCCCACAAATATTGCAGTAAATGGAACAAACATTCCTTACCAAAGCTGGTCTTGGAGCAGTATTGCAGTTTCATTTTTATTAAGTGGAGAAGGGTCTAGAAATATTCAAGTTTATAATGGAAGAGTTCCATTGTTGCCTGAATTTACCGTTTCCTATAATCCTAACCCAGGATTCGGCAACCCAGGATTCAACCCAGGCTTTAACCCAGGCTTTAACGAACCACCAGCATTTAACGAACCACCAGCATTTGACACACCACTTTTTGGAGGCTCTGGAGATCTTACTAACCTTGACCTCAGCGCACTATTTAGTTTTGGTGGCAAAAGTGTGGGCATTACAACCTTAGTTAGAACTACTGACGGTCTTGTTAAAGCAGGAGATTTGCAAGTAGGAGATACACTCTTGTCTGCAAATATTGAAGGGTTCCCTTATGAAAGTGAAGAAGGTGTAACGGCTCAAGCCATTGCTTGGTCAGATAACGACCCCAATATTATTCCAGAAATTACAAATATTGTAGCTTTATATAAAACTCAATCTGCATATGCGGTTGTAATTAACGAGGACATATTTTCCCAGTACCACTATGTTTTAATTAAAAGAGACGGGGTTGCTAAATTTGAAACTTCCGTAAATATAGTTAAAGAAACTGACCTAGTTTATTCATACGACACCAGCAGCTGGGAATCAATTTATCTTTACGAAATAGTTCAAGCCCCCCACGATATTATTTCTATAAACTGTGAACCATACGACATGTTCTTTACAGAAAGGATGCTAACTCATGACTCAAGCGCAATATAACATTATAGATATGAAAAGGGTCGGAGAAAGCCTTGTGCCCGTATTTTCTGCAATGCCTAATGAATTAAAAGGCTCTTGGATACATGTTACAAAATTAAATCATTCATCTATAAAATACGTAAGCGCAATTTATTTTAATGACATACACCCAGAAAATACTGTTATTGTTTCAGACTATTTACCTACAATTTATCCCGATCTATATTGCACTGTAAATAAGAATGGAAGAAACGAAAGAGTTTATGTGAATCCAAAGTATAGGAAAATGGGCCTACTGGGAATTTCTGGATTAGTTGCTAGAGCAATATTTAGTGACTACTTAAATGTAATTCTAGATGTCCCTCTAGATAGAAGCGAAAAAACTGAAAAGGCTACTAAATTAGTTAAAGATATGTGGCAAGAAGCAATAAAAGATGTTCCATTAGAACAAAGATCATCAATATCAGTGTTTGATATTGATCCACCCAGAGATCCAGCTTATCCAGATGTCTGGCATGGTCACAGACCAGGAGGAAGCAATGGTTAATAAAATATTTTCAGAGCAGGATATAAGTGTATACAGTTTTTCATACATAAGAGACACAGATCTTCAAGTTATGCTTTCAAACTTTGAAGAGATTGCATGGATAGAAAGAGTCAATGGTTTTAAAGAGGGTGTCATTAAGACAACAAACTTTAAAAATTTAAATTTAGAAAATAGAAGGTTATATATTAGCTATATTTCTGAAATAAATTCTTATCTTCATGATAGGTCCCTTGAATTTGTTTATCCAATAGAGAATGTTTTTTTAAAAATAATTCCAGAAACATCATACCTACAAGAGTTTTTAAACCCAGGACTAATAGATACTATATCAATTATTTATGTGGTAAATAGCAACCACACTGGATCTAGTCTTACATTCTTAAACAAAGATATTTCTATACCCCTATCAAAAGGTAATTTAATAATTTTTCCATCTTCAGAAGAATACAAATATAAGATTTCTGAAGTTTCCTCTGGAGAAATGATTGTTGGAGTTTCTTACGTAGAGGTTAAAAATGATTAATATAGAAAGTCAAAATAAAAACGAAAACGTTATATACAGAGAAAAAAGAAAAACAATTTCAGTTAAAGATAAGTTTGACACACTAGGCCTATATGAAAAAATAATAAATGAATTAGATAAGTCTGAAAAAATCTATGATTTTCCACATTCTAATGGAAAAGATGTTAAAGTATACGATAAAAATAATTACAATCCATTTTTTATGCATGACGAACAAATGTATTTTCTTTTTCAAAAAGTATATCTATTAGTAAAAAATGCATGTGAAAAGTATCAGCTTAGCTACTTAAAAAATAAATATTTTATTTACTCTTCATTAATTGAAGACCAGGATCCTTCTTTATGGTATGATGCTGGTGGGACATCAAGACCTTCAATGTTTGGAATAATTTCCCTAGACTCAGAAAAAACAAAATTATTAATTAATGAAGAAGAATTTGAGATAGAGCCTGGAGAAATTATTATTTCAGAGGCGGGCAATAAAATTGTTTATTCTAATAAATTTAAATCTATAGTGTTTTACGTAAGCCCGCTATCAGAAATAAAAAATCAGTATTCACAAAAGTGGATACCCTTAGTCTAAAATAAAAGGAGAAATTATGATAATCGACACACCCGCAATTGGAATAAAGATATACAGAAACGCTTTGCCAGAAGCAATGAACATTCCAGCAAGGCTAGAAAAGGTCTTGAGTTCAGGTAAAAGCTCAATGTTTAAATGGTCGGTTGCTACAGTTGGAGACCACGTACAAAAATTAGATTACAGAGATTGTGTCGATTTTAAAATTAAAAGGGAATCTTTAAGGCCAGGAAATGAACTGTCTGACGAAATAATATCGGTTCATGATCAAATAACAGAAAATCTTCAAGAGTGTTTAAGGGATTATATGCAGGCCTACAATACAAATGCATTACACTATATGGAAGCAATAAACTTTGTTCGTTATGGAGAAGGTCAGCATTTTAAAACACACCCAGACAGCGGTCCAAGCTATTCATGCGACGTATCTACTGTTATGTATTTAAATAGCGACTATGAGGGCGGAGAATTATACTTCCCTCACCTTGATTATACCTATGTTCCTCAATACGGAGACATTGTGCTGTTTCCGTCTAGCTATCTTTTTGCACACGCCGCTCTTCCAGTAAAGTCTGGTATAAAGTATGCTGCGGTAACAATGTTTTCATATAACGACAGAAACCATAAAGAGCATGGCAGATACCAGGGGCAAGTCTCTAAAGTTCTATAGATAGGTAAAAAAGCATTTAGGGTATAATAAGGAAAGAGGTGCAACCATATGGCAACAAATTTTCCAGCAGACCTAGACGTTCTAGTTAACCCACAGCCGACTGACTCGGTTTTAGCTGTCCCACATGCTAAACAGCATGCAGACGCAAATGATGCTATTGAGGCCCTCGAGACAAAAGTTGGAAAAACCAACGATACAAACCCCAACTCCTTAGACTTTAAAGTTCGAACCCTAGAAACCAACATTCTTGATACTGAAGAAGTAGAGGACCTAGTTGGAGACCTACTAACTACTGGAACACATACAAATATAACCGTTGCTTATGACGACGTAGCCAGAAAAATAAACTTAACAGCTACATACGATAACGAAGAGGCAATATCTGCAATTGCAACGGCAATTGTTGCTACAAGCGGAATAGACAAGGTCTACGATAGCGTAGCAAAAACAATAACCTTATCTGTAAATACAAATACAATAGCAAGCCAAGCATACGTAAATCAAGCAATTTCAAATTTAGTTGATACCTCTCCAGCACTATTAGATACCCTAAATGAAATAGCGGCAGCAATAAATGACGACCCTAATTTTTCAACAACCATAACAACTGCTATTGCAACAGCTCTAGCATCATCTAAGTCTTATACAGATGCAGCGATATCTGCTCTAGGGAATACAAGCGACACTAAATATGTTCCTGTATCTGAAGTAGGTCAAGCAGATGGAATTGCACAACTTGACGGAAGCGGAAAAGTTCCCCTATCTCAGTTAGATATAGACGAAAAGATCCAAGATGTAGCAGCAGGCCTTATAACATCAGGAAACCATACAAATTTAACGGCAACATATGATGATGTTACAGGAAAGATTAACTTTGTAGCAGTAGCTCAATTAACCCAAGAACAGGTTCAAGATGCAATCGGACCATTGTTTACTCATGGAACAAATCCTAATATTTCTGTAACCTATGATGACGAATCTAATAAAATGATTCTAGAGGCCTATATTCCTCCTTCTACTGCAAAGATGTCTTCTAATGCACCCGCTTCTCCAATAGATGGTCAGTTCTGGTTTGATACAGATGAAGCAAGAAGCGGAACAATAGGTGCCCTAAAGGTATGGAATGCTTTAAATGCTGCTTGGGAAAATGTAACAACAAATTTATCTTTATCTACAACAAACACATGGACATCTAAAAATACTTTTAATAACGGAATTATTATTGGACTTGATGCCGCTCCACTAACTCCAGTACACGGACAAATCTATTACAATAAGCCACTAGACAAACTAAAGGTCTGGGACGGACTACTTTGGCAAGATATTCAAGGCTCGGGCGGAGGCGGAGGCGGGCTAGAGTTAATTCCAACAGATACATCTTTGCCCCCAAGCACATTCTTTGTTGGTTTAATATCACCACCAGCAGGTGCAACATCAACAGGAGATCTTTGGATAGATGTTGACGATGATGCAGGCTCTACCGAATTTGTATTTGCTGGACCAAATCCTCCAGCCGAAGGAACTTATGGAATGGACACCCTGTGGATCGATACAGATGAGCCAGAACTTCCTTTAATTTATTCAGATGAAGAGCCACCTACGTATACTGCAATTGAAGGGGATTTTTGGGTAGATCTTGACGATACAAGCGGTCAATCAATTTTGTCTTCAACAACTCCACCTAATCCAGCACAAACAGAATTTTGGCTAGACTTAACAACAGAAGAAGGAGAAATAACTTACTCTGATTTGTTTAAAAATAATGCTGCACAAATAACAAATTTTGCTAGCCTTCCAGCAGCATCTTTGCACGGCGGAATGATAGCATACATATCTTCAGAGGCTTCTTTATATGTAGCAGCAGCAGGACAATGGATAAAAATATTCCCAACCTTTGATGCGGAAACGCTGATTTGGGCTGGGGTTTAATAAAAGATATGTTGTATAATAGTGGAGAGGTAATCAAATATGTCATTAAAACGCTATAACGGAACTGAGTGGGTAGTCGTTGCAGGATCACGACCTGGCCCAACGGGAGCTACTGGCCCTCAAGGCCCAGCAGGAACTGCAGCAGCCGTATCTGTAGGAACAGTAACATCTACTGCCGCAGGTACAAATGCAACAGTTACAAATTCAGGCACAGCAACAAATGCTGTTTTCAACTTTTCAATTCCACGGGGCGCATCAGTTACGGGCCCAGCAGGTGTTCCAGGTACAAGAGGAACAAAGACATATACAGCTCAATCAGTTCCACAAAATGCAGGGCTAACAAATTTAATTGAAGGCGATAACTTTATAAATTTAAATACTGGAGAGTATTATGTTTATAGCGCATCAACAACAACTTGGGTTTTACAAGGTAACGTAAGAGGCCCACAAGGTATTCAAGGTCCAGCAGGAGTCCAGGGACCCGTTGGTCCGACAGGTCCAATTGGAGATGTAGTTGTGGCAGATATTGAAAAAAGAGTTTCAGCCTATGAATTAGATTCATTACTTAATCTAGGTATTTATTATCCAAAATATGCACTAACATCATCTTTGGCACAGATAAATGGTACAATTATGGCAACAAGTTTTATTTTCTAAGGGAGACTAACTAATATGGCAAGAAGAGCAATTAACGATCAAGGGATTATATTTTCCCCCGCAACATCCACGATTACAATTCCAAGATTTGTACTAAGACAAAATCTTCTTTTGATCACAAACGTCACCCAAAATAAAATCATCTACAATTTTTCAGACCCATCAATCGGTCTAGTAAGCCATACACTAACCGACAGTCTAAATGATGTTCACACAATTTTAGTTCTTGAGTACAACACAGCCTCAATGCAGTCAACAGATAAGCTTCAAATTATGGTTGACGAGCCAGTTGAGACATTCATGCCTTCATCAGACCTCTTAGATGCAGTAGGAAAGCTAAAAATATCTGATCCAGAGTCTTTGATTGATACTGACTTTGAGTACGGTGTGCAGGGTTCTAAATGGGAATCTCTTTCTCTTCAAAACAACTACCCAACATTCTTTTCAAGAAATACAGGAGGAAACTCCCTAGATGTGGTTTCTCTTATCTCATCAGGCGGAACACCAAGATCTAGAATCGTTGTAACAACAACAACTCCACACGGATTAAATAACGGAGACGTGGTAAGCGTTAATGAGTCACTCAGCCCACTTACAGACGGTACTTTTCTTATTACCATTATTGACTCAACATCATTTTCATTTATTGCCAAGGGCAATGTTCCAAACTTGACCAGCGTTCTAGATGGAACCTTAACAACACTTTACGGTGGAGGAATCTTTGACAATGCACATATTCCAGGCGGAAACACTGGAGCCCTGAATTCTTGGGCAGCAACATCAGACGGTGCAGCTCTTTCAAGAATCGATGTTGTTACTACAAATCCACACGGACTTTATCCAGGAACGCCAATTTTGATTTCAGCTCCATCAGGAAGCTCAATCAATGGAAGCTTCTTGATTGACAGAGTTACAACTCCAAATTCATTCTCATTTATGACACAGTCACTAATTCCCGTAGGTGCAATAAACACCGTAGGAATTGGCCTATTCTGCAAGCCAGAGGGCTACGTAGAGCACAGACCATTCGATGGTGGAGTTATTCTCACAACTGGAAATAACGTATGTGGAACACAGACACTTAGACAAACACGTAGATATTTTAGATATCAGTCAGGTAAGTCAATTACGTTTTCAACAGGAACAAAGTTTACCCCTTCATTTGACATTTCTTACATTGCAGCATCAAGCACAGCAATTGGATCAAATGCAATCACAATTCGTGTTTTGCAAGATCACAACCTACAGGCTGGCGCAACAATTAAGATTGAGGGAATTGAAACAGTGGGAGCATATAACCCATTCAATGGCCTATTCACCATTAGCTCAGTAACAGATTCAAACACAATTATTGTACAAAAGACATTTACTTCTGCAATTAGCGCAATTGATCAATTGCCAGGTGGAGTTAATTCATTCGTAACAGCATATCAGTGGAAAGGCTCAGCAACAAGAGCTGGACTATATGATGATCAAAATGGATTCTATTTTGAATATGATGGACGGACATTGTATGCAGTAAGAAGATTTTCAAACAAAGAACTATTTGGAAAGATCTCAGTAACACAATTTTCAAATGTAGTAACAGGAGTAGACACTAGATTTAGAAAGCAACTACTTGTTGGAGACCTAATTGTAGTTAGAGGACAGTCTTATAGAGTTATTCAGATTAACAATGATACTTCTTTAAACATTGCCCCAGCATACAGAGGACCAAGTGTTAATGGTTCTCCTTATCTTAAGACACAGATTCAAAAGATTCCACAATCACAATGGAACATTGACACCGTAGACGGCAATGGTCCAACAGGATATAACCTCGATATAGCAAAGATGCAGATGACATTCATCGATTACTCTTGGTATGGAGCAGGCTCAATTAGATTTGGACTAAGAGGCACAGACGGTAACGTTATTTGGTGTCACAAGATGGTAATGAATAATATTAATACCGCTTCATATATGAGATCAGGAAACCTTCCTGCAAGATATGAAACAATTAATGAGCCTCTAAACTCTGCAAAATTAATTGCAGGGGGATCAGGGCTAAGCGGATCTACACTATTTCCTCAAGACACAGTAATTTACGTCAATGACGTAAGTTTCTGGCCATCAACAGGATTCCTAAGAATTGCAGATGGAGCTAATTTTGAGATTTGCGAATATACATCAATTGGTGCATATAATCCAACAATTCAAGCACATGCAGTTAATATTGTAAGAAGAGTCGCACAACCTCTAGTTTACGGAGGAGTTCCAATGAATCTATTTGGAACATCTATCCAATCAAACTTTGTTCCAGACTCAACAATTCCTGGCGGATCTGGTACAGCACAAGTTTCAGTACAAACAATTTCTCAAAACTGTGCACCAGTTATGTCACACTGGGGATCATCCGTAATTATGGATGGTGGATTTAATGATGATAAGTCATTTATCTTTACCGCTGGTATGCAGAAATACTTGCAGGTTGGTGGATCTGGAACAATTTCAGCTACGCTAACAAATCGTCAGGCGCTATCAGGTGTTGCAACAATGACAACATCAGGTACTCACACACTTGCATCTGGTACAAACGTAACTATATCTGGAGTAAATGATATCTATACTCCTACATTTAGACAGCTTACCAACAACATAGCAACCCTAACAACTGGTACAGCGCATCTTTATTCAGTAGGTCAGCAGGTAACAATTACTGGTATGGATTCCGTATTTAACGGAACATATACAATTTCACTTGTTCCAAGCCCTACAACTTTCTCATTTAGCAAAGTTAATGCAAATATAGGATTCCAGTCAGTTCCTAGCTCAGCAAGAGTTACAGGATCAAGCCGATACAACGGTACATTCGCAATTACTTCGGTTGCCCCAACATCATTTAGTTTTGCTTTAGCGGGTGCAGATGAAGCAATTTCTGCAATTAACCCTAACGGTACCGCAGTACAGACATTCGGAAGCACACCAACCCCTCGTCCACTCGTTTCAATTAGAGTGGCTCCTTCTGCAGACAATGGTCTAGGCAGAAACTTTGGATTGCGTGAACTAGCAAACCGTATGCAGATGAAGCTTGACTCAGTTGGAGTTCTTTCACAGGGACAATTCTTGATTGAAGGAATTCTAAATCCAGCAACTATGAACGGTATTGCAATCCCTACAGAATGGGAAGCAGTAAGAGTTGGTTCTGGTTCTCTCGCACAGGTAATTTACCACGACGGTACAGGAGTTAGAGGTACTGGAGCACCAGTTACATCTCCTACAAATACCGTTACTGGTGGAGATCGTATCTTTGCTTTCTACACAGAAAACGCAGGTGGTACTAACTTCTCCGTTACTACATTTGATGCTAAGAAAGTTAGAGACCTTTCAAACTCAATTCTAAACGGAAATGGGTCTCAGACAAACCCATCATTCCCTAATGGACCAGATATCTTAACAATTACAGCAACAAATCTTGGTTCAGGGGCTGCAAACATTCTTGCTAGAATTTCCTGGACTGAAGCTCAGGCTTAGGAGACAAAATGCCAGATTATACAACACTGCAAACTCAGGTTGAACTATTTAAGACAAAGGTAAGCGCTCTTGCATCCACAACTTTAGACGCAAACGACCTAGTTTTGCTGGCCTCAGCACTTGATACATTAGCAAAATCTATGGGCGTTAACGATATTCTTTCAATTACAACCGAAAGAATCGCTGCTATTAATGCGGCAAGAGATGCAGCTATTACATCAATTAACAGCTCAGTTAACGGACAAAGAATTACTGACGCTGAAGCCGATATTGCTGATCACGAGACAAGAATATATGCAACTGAAAACTATGTAAGCACAGCTGGGGGAGAAATTTCCGCTCTTGCTTCAACGGTTACAGGATTATCTTCCCTAGTTGCTGGAAAGATCCCAAATACTTGGGTAAATATAACTTCTTCATATACAGCAGTTAGAGGAGATAGACTTCTTGTAACACCAGCAGCAGGTCTTGTTGTTACATTGCCAGCAGCTCCTTCAATTGGAGATACAGTTATTGTTGTAGATTCAGCAGGAACTTCACAGACAACAAACTTTACAATTGCAAGAAACGGAAGCCTAATAGCAGGTGTAGCTGAAGACCTAGTCTTTAACGTAAAAAGCAAAGCTGCAACTCTAGTATTTTCAAATACAGCTCAAGGATGGAGAGTAATGTAATGGCACTACTAAGCGATGTTATCGGAGACCAAGTAGGATCTCTTAATACATATAAGACTGGAAGGCTAGACCTTGGCTCTCGCTCAGGCGCAGTCAATCTAGACCTAGCCCTATCAAATGACTTTACTTGCACAGTAACAGCAGCAACAACATTTACTATTGTCAATACCCCGACAACTGGAGTTGTTTCTTTCTCTCTACAATTAACTGGCGGAGGAGCATACACAATAACATTTGCAAATGCAAAATATCCAGGAGCTACAGCCCCAGCCCTCACTTCTGGAGGAATCGATGTTATAACATTTATTACATACGATAATGGAACAAACTGGCGAGGATCAATATCAATGAAGGACTCACGATAATGTACGCACAAGTTATTGATAAGCATATTACTCAAATTGTAAATGAACAACAGCTAAGAGAGATGTATCCTTCAACACATTTCCCTTCACCAATTTTAGAATCACACCTTGAAGGCTTTGATAATTGGTATATATGTGAAGATGAAACAGAAACCCCATCATTCGATCCAACTAAAAAGAAAGTTTCTTTTGAAAGAGCCCTTACTGGCAAAAAAGTTAAAGGCTCATATGTGCTTATTGATTTATCAAATGAAGAAAAAGCAGAAGTAATAGCAAATCAGTGGAATCTAGTAAAATATCATAGAGATAACACTATTACCGCAACAGACTACTTAGTTATGCCAGATGTATTTTCTTCTTTTTCAGATTCAGATCAAGAAAAGATTATTGCATATAGACAATCTTTAAGAGATATTACAGAACAAACAAACCCATTTAATATCACATGGCCCACATTAGGAATTGCTTCAGTCAAACTAAAATATACTGTGGAGGTTTAAATGCCATTTCCGCAAAATAGATATATGTCTGGTTCAGGTGGGCCCGTAGCATTTCTTTTGAGACAGGTTATTACAAAGGGTTACGTGCTTGCTGGATATAGAAACAGTTCGCCATGGACAAGCGTTAACGAAGTAACACACTCAACTGATACAACAGTTGATTTGGGTGGTCCGCTAAATAACTCTAGTGGATATCCTGGTGGAATGTGTGATGATACATTTGCCTATCTTCTTAAAGCCAATAATCAAGTTGGAGGATCAAGCTCGCAAACCAATCGTTACAATATGAGAACAAACACATCAATTGTTGGTCCTTCCGCCCCATATGCAGTAGGAAATTCAGGAACAATTATGCATCAAGAGCAACTGTACGCATATGGTGCACCAGGCGAAGTAGGTGTAGCAGCAATTATGAAGTTTAATTTCACAACACAGTCTTGGATGAGTTCACTTGGCAAAAGCTTTGGATCCAACACTCAAACAATGTCATCTTTTTATCATGAAACAAAAGGTTTTCACTATGGAGATGATAATGGTGTTAAATTAACTTTTGCAACAGAAACTCAAGCTGCATCACCTTGCAATGGCGTTCACGGACAACAAAAAGGAATTTCTTCAAAGTTAACTACTCTATACGCAGGTAATGAGGGTAACTATGCAGGTGGAAACAACTTAAGAAGATTTAGCGTTGCTACTGAAACAAATATAGGATTAGTTGGAAAGCCAATTACAAATTGTGGTGAAGAAAATTTTGATATGGGACAAGCATGGCAATACATGCTTGGAAACTATAACGGAGAGCAAAATAACAGATCTTGGAGATTTAACTACGCTACAGATTCTGGCTTTGAAGGCGGAGGATCAATGCAGTCTAAGGGAGTTCCAGGAAGAAGTTCTGGCTACTCAGCACAACGTTCTTAATAGATAGGTAATAAAATGAGATATATAAACGATATAACGTCGGATGTTTCTGGCTATACAAAATCACAAAAAGATATTCTTCTTTATGCTACAAATAGACATTGGGGGGTGCCAGTATTTAAAATAGATAATTTTGTTGGTGGAGCGCAATTTACTCCATTTGGAAAACTTAGACAGCTTTTGCTTGAGCTAGGAGCAAGAGAGAATACGATTGTAGAGCAAGAGCTTAAAATAGAAAGAACTAGACTAGAAATTGATTTAGAAAAAGAAAGAATTAGCACTTCTACTTCTCCTACAGAAATTAAAATTCATGAGCTTAATATTAAAGAAAAAGAAAGAGTTCTGTTAAATCAAAAAAATAGTGTCAGCTTAGTATACGAAGAACGAGATAAGTATATGATGCTAATAGATAAATTTAACTCTTCTGATGAGGGTAGACTTTCTGACGGTAGACTGATTATGGATATAATTGGAGATCATGATGAAGAAGAAAGGCTTGAGGCAGAGCTTTGGGGAATTAGACTAGGAGCGCAAGCAGCTTACGACTTAATGTTTTATGGAAGAGTTAATGGCGGAAACATGGAGGCCATTGATCAATTGCCAAAAGAAGTTAGAGAAATAGCTCTTGAAACTGCAGTTGTTAAAGCTATAGAAACAAATAAACACCTAGATGCATTGCAAATAGAGACAAGAAAAAGATTAGAGCTTGCCGATTCAGAGAATGGACTCTGGGAAGAAATTCAATGATATATTTTTTATTTGATCCAGAAGATAAGACGGATCGTAATAACTATATTCAGCATATAGGAGAATGGAGTAATCTACTGATTGGGTCGGTTGATGAAAAGCAAATGCTTTATCTAAAGCTACCTAATTTAGTTGTTGTTCCAAAAGAGGTTGCGCTGGCATACCAATTTGTTGGGAAGTACAAAGGCTATATAAAGCTTAGAGATAACACTTTGCACAAGGCTCAGCTAGGAGAAGGCCCTTTTGAGCAAGTAGGGGAAAAGTTTAAATATGTCTTGACAGAAGAAGATAAGAAAAACGCCTGTCTTTTTCAAAAAGCTGCAATGATATTCATGCTAGAAAAATACTATTCAAATAAACTTTTGTTATTAAAATCTACACCAGAGTTTTTAAAGCAGGACGACTATAAATGTGAAAAGTTTCATTTAAATAAAAAGAATGAAATCTATCAAAAGATCATCTCTTGCCAAGATTGGGTAGAAGCTGGTATACTATTAAATAATCATTTTGGCGTTCATTATGATGCGGATACTTTATCAAAAATAGATTTGTAGGATAAATGTTTAGCGTACCACTAAACCCCAAGCTAACTGAAAATCAGCTAAATGAGTTTATTTCTTTTCTAAAAGAATATAAGTCATTTATATATGACTTTTATTTTACCTGTAGGGTATCTCCTTTTGACCAAGACGCCATGGGTGATGTATTTAACGGCGGAGAAGAAGACCATAATTATCTTATAGGCCTGGCCCTACATATTCAAAACGAGACTGGGGTAACCGCTTCTGCCGTTTTTAATAATATACAAGTTAGACCCTCTCAACAGAATTTAGATTTGTTTATAGAAAACTTTAGACCCGTATACGATTCGGGTATTAAGTCAGCAACAATACCTCATACACACTGGATGGCAACAGGACAAATAAAAAAGGCATTTCCAGATCTATTTGTAAAAAATACCATTCTCAGAAATGTGTCAGAGCCAAGGGACATAGAGCACCTTGCAAAAGCTGGATTTGATTATATTAATCTTGATAGAGATTTAATGCGTGATCACGAGAAGCTAAAGCGTTTTAAAAAAGCTAAATCTCAGTTCGGCGTTAAGATATCCTTGCTTGCCAATGAAGGGTGCTACGGCGGATGCGTAATGATGGATGAGCATTATCAGTTTAATAATACTAGAACAGACGGACCTCAATATTTTAATGACCCAATAAGCAGAGTGTCTTGTCCTAAATGGGATCACGAAGATTTTGCCGTATCTTTAAAGACAGCCAATTTTCCACCATGGCGTGAAGACTGGCAGGAGTTTATAGACGACCTAGGCATTGATGTTATAAAGATGCACGGAAGAGAGTCTCATACAAGGCTAAAAGAAACCATGGAAATAATTAAGAGGTATGCAAATAATGAAGAAATTTTATTTGATAGCTTTAATGATTTTATTGAAGAGACTAATATGGTTGACAAGCCTATTGCCATCTGGCGTAATAAGATCAAAAATTGTAAATTTGATTGCTGGGATTGTGGTTATTGTGACAAAATAATGGCTGCAAAATATGGCAATCATATTAGTCCAAAGGTCGCCATTGTTGCACAGCAATTAGTTGATTCTGTAAATAACCCAATTGAAATTAATATACCAGGTTTAACATCGACTAGAGTTCAGTCATTGATAAATGGTTTGGCTAAGTCTTCTTCTAAATACCTCGAAATTGGTTCTTATCAGGGTGCTACAGCCGCTGCAGCATTGAGTGGTAATAACTTGCAGGCATACTTTGTAGACACCTGGCAGGAGGCTCCACAGGCCGTAAGAGAAGGGTGGGAAACACCAGACACCAATTCCCTAGAAGAGTTTAAGAAAAACATTAATCCATACAGAGGTAATAATAAAGTATTTATATCTAATTCAGATATGTTTAAGGTTAACCTAAAGCCCATATCGGATATTGATCTTTTCTTTTATGATGGACCACACGATTTTGAGTCTACAAAAAATGCAGTAAAGTATTATTCCGCAACTTTTGCCAGACAGTCTATTTTAATATTCGATGACGCAAACTGGACGGATGTTGTAAAAGGTGCCCACAAGGGGATACTTGAATCAGGATTAAAAATATTGTATAGTAAGAAAGTATTAAATTCATTAGAATCCGAATCCGATTGGTGGAACGGACTTTACATAGCAGTGGTGGAAAGCAATGGAAATAACAAGTAGTTTAATTACAAACAATCAACAGTTCTTGATATTACTGGCTTCGGTAATGGGGCTGTCATTTGCCGCAAAAAAGACTCAAGTCTTTTTGCCATTTTATAGCTGGATCTCTAGAACAGTTAAGTCTAAGAGAGCAGTAGTTGCTCTAATATCAATGTTCTCTGGAGTTCTGCCCATTTCAGGGCGTGTTGCCATCTCGGCTGGAGCCCTAGATACAATTGCCCCAGAAGATCAAAAGAAGCGTAAAAATTATGGAATCATCGATTACCTTTCCACGCATCATTTTTATTTTTGGTCTCCGCTAGAAGCAACAGTTCTTCTTCCAATGGCGGCACTAAGTATTAGTTATTGGGAGCTAATGGGTAGAGTTTGGCCATTGCTTGCTACAGCCGTCATTGTTATTTTATTCTATATATTTAGAATTCTAAAAGAAGATGATATTGAAATTAATATTCCAGAAAAGGCTTTGAAGAAAAAGGATAAGCAGCCTGCTCAAATTGAAGCAGACGCAAAGCGTGACCGTAAGCAGTTGATTGACTACGCTAGAGTTCTTCTTTTTACTGGCATTGTCATTATCTTGAGCAATATTGTCAAGGCTAATTTTGACACCATAAATGCATGGATAGAAGGCGCACACAAAAATAATTTATTGATCCTAGTTGCCTTTGCTGGATTCTTGGCAAGTTTTGCCTTGGGAAGTTCTAGCAAGTTTGCTGGATTTGTCGTCCTCTCAGTAGGAGTATTTGGCATAGAAACTTTGCCGCTATTCTTTGCAGTTGACTACGCAGGATATATGTTGTCTCCAGCACACAAGTGTTTAGTTGTAGGTAAGAGCTACTTTAGAACCCCTCTCAAAGATTACTATAAGGCAATTTTTGCTTTGGTGATCCCAGTGGTCTTGATGGGCATAACCTTATACTATGGAGGAATTCTCTAAAATAATTGCTGTACCCCACTGGCCTAAAGAAGGTTGGTGGGGTATAATTAAGAGTGTTATAGGCAAGGCGGGGTACTAAACAATAAAAACAGTTATGCTATAATTCATACATAGGAGAACAAAATGCCAGATTATTCAAGTTTATCATCACAAGTTGATCTTTTTAAGACAAAGGTAACAGCCCTGTCGAGTTCAACTCTAAATTCTCAGGACCTAGTCTTTCTAGCAAAGGCTCTAGAGTCAATGGGCAACCTCCTAGGAGTAAATGATATTGTTTCTGCTACATCATCGAAGGTGACAGAAATTCAGACAGCTTCTTCTGGAGCTGTTGCAACAGTTAACACAGCAGGGTCTACACAGATCGTTGCAGTTAATTCGGCTGGAGCAGCAAACGTTGCTACCATCCAATCTTCGATAGATAACTACACAATTTATACAAACATGGGAGTAATTTAATATGGCAACAGTAAGCTTACCAAGCAGATTTTATGCAGATACACTACCTGCATCAGAAACATCAGTATACACAACACCAGCAGCACAGATCGATGTTATTACATCTATCACATTTGATAACCTAACAGATGCTACTAGAACAGTAACAATGAGAATGGCAGGAAAGTTCTTTGTAAAGAGCCTAGATATCCCACCTCGTGCTATCGTTGTTCTTGATGTTAAGCAAGTTCTTAACACAGCAGAAAATATTCAAATCAGTGCGAATGCTGCAGATGCTATCTCAGTATTTATCTCTGGCGTAAAAATTACACAAGTATAATATTATTATTTAAGGGAGAACTACAATGGCAGTAAATACCACTACAACTCAGGTCTATATTCCTGGATTTGAAACAAATATCAGCAATACGGTAGCACCAATTGCCTACACAACATCTGCTGCCATTGCAACTCTACAAAGTGCAATTCCAGCACAGTTCTCAAACTTAGTTGGAAAACTTGCAAACCCTGCTACTTCAAGAGATAACTCAGAAGTTTCTCCTTACCCTCTATTTGGTATTTGGACAAATCAAGACAACTCTAGAAAAGCTGGATATTCAGTAATCAATTCAGATTTTCAAGTTGTTGCTACAAGCAGATTAAACAACCGTCAAGGCGGATGGACAGATGTTGATCTAAACGGAATGAACAACTGGTATGAAGACTTTAGAGGCCAAACATACACTAACGGTAACCCAACCACTAATAACTGGAGCACACATTCAGGTGGCGGAACAAACATGAACGGCCATGAAGGCAACATGCTATATAGCTTACAGGTCTTTGGCAATTATGGAAATACTCAAATGAATAGACAAGACCAGTGGGGTCAGTTTACTTCAAGAAGCGGAACAATTATTGGTGTTCGTGGAGTTAGAGAGCGTTTAAATCACTACAGTAACGACTCAACTTTTCAAATAAGATTAAGAGGTCAAGTACATGGTTATATTGATCAAGTAAACCTTAACAATGCTGCCTACGCAACTTGGGCGGGACGTACAAACCGTGGAATGTCTTCTTACAATGATAGAACAAAAACCTTAGCAGTTGCAGAATCAAACACAGCAAATCAAATTAGATTGCACGTTTGGAAGAACACAAATCTAGGCAGAAGTTTAAACTCATGGAATTATGCTGCAGGAGACTTAAACCTATTCCTATTAGAAGCAAAAGCGGCAGGACCTTCTGGAACAACAGCAAGCTATTCATTTTATGATTTTACTTGGTCATCTGCTGGTTCAACACAAGCAGAGCCTTCTTATGTAATGAGACTTACAATGGGTGATAATGGAACAATTGGTTTTTCAAGAAACTCTCAGCAAGGAAATGCTCAGCAATATGGATGGTATATTCCAACAAACCCAGGAACTCCAGGAGTTTCAGGAACTGGAGCATTTACAGATAGCGGATCAAACTTAGCAAACACCACCTCTTATGGAATTGATCAAAGAGATGGCGCAGGAATTAGAACAAACATTTCATGGGATAATCAATGGTTAATAGCATATGCCCCATACTACTACTACCACGGCGGAATTAATTTACATTGCATTAATACAGCAGACCCAACAAAGTATTACCACTGGAGAAATACCGATGGTGCTAATGGAGTCTCTCCTGTACCGTTTGGAGAAAGCTCATTTATAATGTGCTACTCAGCACAAAATGGAGACAGCCCTGGCCCACATCTTTATATTGCAAACCCACAAGGAGCATTTGAAAATGGTAGAAGAGCTGATAACTCAGTTGTTGCCAATGGTGGAGATCTTCAACCCTTTAACTCAACAATGCACTACATATTTGATACAATGTCTAATACAACACAGTATCCACACATTACGGTAATGCCACACTGGACAACGGTCTAAGGAGAAAAAATGACAACAAATACAACAGCAACAACCACTTCGCAGATAATTCATCCAGGTCTTGAAGCAGCAATAGCTGCAATTATTACTCCAATTGCAAATGCAAATAACGTTGCTGTAACAGCAACCTCAACAACTATTGCTTCACAGATTGCAATAATTGGAAATAAAGAAGCATCACCTGTTATATCAAGAAACAATACAGAAGTTTCTCCATTCCCAACATTTGCTATTTGGACAAACCAGAACAATGATACAAAGGCTGGTTTTAATATTATTAACTCCGACTATCAATCAATTGGTTCAAATGCTATGCCAGGATGGTTTGGTAGCTATCAGAACCCATCTCTAGATAACATGCCTAACTGGTATGAAGACTTCAGAGGATACTCATATACAAACGGCAATCACGGTACAAGCACTGTAACTACATATTTTGGCGGAGCAACATGTAACCAGTCAGCAGACGGACATTTAATTTACAGACCATGCCTGCACGGTGGATTTGCTGGTAACTGGTTTAATAGAGCAGATAATCAAAATCAGTACTTAAATAGATGTGGAACAATTATTGGAGTTAAGGGAGTAAGACAGCGTGTAAGTCATTATTCAAATAGCTCAGAATTTCAAGTTAGATTTAGAGGCATGGCCAACGGATATATTGACAGAGTTGATTTAAACTCAGCAACCTATGCAACATGGGCTGGCCGTTCAAACATGGGAATGTCATCTTACAACGATAGAACTAATATGCTTGCAGTTGCAGAATCAACTACCGCAAATGCAATTCGTTTACACGTCTGGAGAAACACATCAGTTAGTTTAAATGGTTTTGGACACAAGCCTGGAACACTTCACAAGTTCCTATCAGAGGCAAAAGCTGCAGGTCCTACAGCAGGCAATCATCTAAGCACAGCAAAGAATTACGCATTTTATGATTTCACATGGGCACAGGCAGGATCTACAAGAGCCGAGCCTTCTTACCACATGAAGCTTGTAATGGGAGACAGTGGATTAGTCGGATTTGGAAGATTTAACCACGACGGTTACGCACAAAGATACGGATACTGGAACCCATCCTCTCAAGGAACAGCGGGTAGCTCAGGAATTGGAACTTTTACAGATACTGAAATCAACCTAGCTAACACAACATCTTATGGCATCGATCAGTCTGAAACATGGTATGGACAAAAGCATAATATAACATGGGACAATGAATGGCTTGCAATTTATTCTGTATATCACTATTACTCAAACGGAATAAACTGTCATATAATTAATACTTATGACCCTACAAAACTGTTCTGGTTTAGAAACACAGACGGATCTCAAGGTACAGCAATTGTTCCATTTAAGGAAGATAAATTTATATCAATTTACTCAGCTCAAAATGGACAAGATGCGGGCCCACATTTATATATTGTAGATCCAGGATCAGCAGGTAAAAATCTAAGAAGAACTGACGGAACACCGCTATCGTTTGGCGGAGACCTACAGCCATACAACGTAGTAACTCACTATCAATTTGATACACATTCAAATACAACCCAATATCCGCATATTGTAAGTATGCCTCATTGGAACAACCCGTAAGGAAAAGGAGAAAAAAATGAAAATAAAGTTCTGTGGACCACAAAATGTTGTCGCAATTGACGTAGATGGGGATCATGAAGTTGTTGAAACAAATCTAATTCATAGATTTAGCCTAGTCAACGGAGTAGTTGTGGATAAATATCCAGGAAAGACAGATCGTGAGATCATGGTAATTGAGCATGATGAGGCAATTGCTTCAGTAACAGCAGCACAAGAAGCATGGGATGAGGATGAATCTGAGACTAAGGGACCAAGACCAGAGTCTTTGCCACCTCTACGTGCTCAAGAGGAGGAATAAAAATGCCAATAACAAGCGTACCTCAACAGGTAACCCCAGGTCTTTGGACATACACATACCTTCAAGCACCTCTTAACGGACAAGCACGTCCATATCTTAATGTGCCATCAGCACAGCTAGATCTTGGAACAATTGCAGCTTCAGGAGTTGCAACATGCGACGTAGCACTAGCAAACGTATTTAAGATGGTTGCAGGCGGAAACTGCACAGTAGCATTTAGCAATATTCCAGCAACAGGAACAGAGCCAAAAGCACAATTCTGGCAACTAGAAATTAAAACTGGTGGTAGCTATACAGTTACATGGCCAGCATCAATTAAGTGGGATGGTGGAGGAGCTTCTAACGTAGCACCACTTCTATCTACAAATACAACCGTTCTTAACTTTATGACAAGAGACGGTGGCACAACAATATTCGGTGCATACGCATTCGCTGATTTAAACGTTTAAAGGAGATAATATGTACGCCATAGTAGAAGACAAAAAAGTAGTCGCTGTCGGCGCACTATCCCAACTCTTTCCTAATGTATCTATTCCTCAATCAATAGATGAAAAGGAATTTGCAAAAGAAAACGGGTTGCTAGAAGTAGCAACACCAGAGTTCGATGACTTCCAAGAAAAGATTGTACCTTGTGAACCATTTATTAAAGATGGCAAGGTATACTCAGTAGAAGTACAGAAGATGTCAGACGAAGAAAAAGCAGATAACGTAAATGCACATATTGGCTTTGAGCTAATGTCTACAGCATGGGTAGAGACAGACCCAGATATGGACAAGAAGTCTCTTGCTGAATGGAAAGAGTACAGAAAGAAGATTTCTTCTTTAAAGAATAGCAAAGATGTATCCGAAATTACATGGCCTAAGAGACCATTAGTAGAGCTAGAAAAAATAATGGAGGAAGACCCAATTGCTTAGTAATAACATTATTTTTAGAAGAAATAGATTTAGCTTGTCTGGATTGCAGCTATGGCTAGATGCGGCTCTTCCATCTACAATTACAAGAGATGGTCTTGGAAAAGTTTCTCAATGGAATGACAAGTCTGGTTTGGCTAGACATTGCGTTCAAGCAACTGCAGCAGCACAACCAACATTTCAAGCAACAGGTATAGCAGGACTTCCAGCAATTAACTTTGATGGCGTAGATGACTTTTTACCATTCTCAGATCAAACACTGTCATGGATATCATCATCCTCATTTACAGTAATCTACGTAGCCTCAAAGCCAGCAAATGCAAATACCTATGTAATTGGCGGAACAAACTCAGGAACAAGAAATAATCTTATTGCTGGATACGTATCTTCAAACACATTTAAGTTTGGTTTTGGCAACGATGATCAAAATGCTATTGTTCCAGTAGGGCTATCAGGAACACCAGAAGTTTACACGCTTGTTTACAGCAATGCTGATAACTCACGTAGAGTTAGAAGAAATGGAACTGACGTTGCAGTCGGTGCATCTTCAGGCGGGCTTACAAGTATGACAGGTCAAGTAATAGGAAGATACTCCGCAACATTTGGAGCATTTAAGATTGGCGAATTACTTATTTACAACAGAGCCCTTACCGTGGGTGAATATATCTCAATCGAAAGAGATCTTATTTCTAAATGGGCAATTAGCTAGGAGATAAAATGGCATATAATCCATCAAGATTTATTGGGCCAGTTCTTCTAAGCACAACAAACTCAAATCTAAAATCATTTACTAACAAGGCTATTGTTAAGAGCATATTTACGGCCAACACATTTAATGGCCCAATTGCCTTTAGCCTTTATTTAGTTCCAAGTGGACAAACACCAGGTCTATCAAATAGAATCTTCGGCGACGTCCTTCTTGCAGAAAACACATCAAAATCAACAGAGACTACGCTAATTGTTAACGCTGGAGAATCTATCTGGGCATCAGCAAATGTTGCTGGCGGAGTAAGCATTATGGTTTCTGGGGTAGAAGTAGTTTAAAAGCTAGGCAATGAAGGGCTTGAGTAGTAAGCCTTTAAATATAGTATAATGGAATTATGAGCTATCATCTAAAGTTAATTAATGACTACCCAATTGGTTTTTGGCCATTGGATGAGTCTTCAGGTACTATCGCTTCAGATGTCTCTGGGTGTGGAAATAGCGGAACTTATTCAGGCGGACTAACTACTGGATTAATCCCACTTGTTTCAGGCGGAGCAAATGGCTCTCTTATAACTAATACTAAGTATATTACATTACCCGTAACTAAAGACTATTATGGATCTACCGCCGACGGCGGATTTGCAGATAGCAATTCATCAGATAATGAGTTCTCCCTAGAAGTTTGGATATACCCTAAGATTACAACATCTGGATTGACAACTATATTTGCAGACTCAACAAAAAATGTTGGTATTTTTTATGAAAAGGGAAACATAGTATTTAAACTTGAGGCGGAAAGACTTGATTATACTTTACCTAATATAAGCCAATCTCATCATATTGTAGCCACATACTCTATTTCAGAAATGTCTTTATACGTAGATGGCAAATTTGCAGTAAGCAAGTCTTTAAATAATTATAAGTTTACTAATGAAACAATTACATTAAAATTAGGGCCAACTGGAAATTCAGCAGATTCATTTATTGTAGATGCCCCAGCAGTATATAGGTATGCCCTAGGCTTAGATAAAATTATAGAACACTTCAACTACTCTGGGACAACATCTCCTTTTCAGGTTTCATACCCAAGCGGCGGGACCTTGTTTGAAATATATGATGATAGCGTAAGCAAGCAATTTAATTTTGCTTATCCCGCCAAAAAGCCCCTAGAAATTTTTGCCTCAGAAGATTTAGTTTATAACACAGAAGAGAAATGTTTAGAAATTAAGAAAACGGCCTCTGCAGCCTCTAAGAGCGTAGTTGTCGTAGATGCTATAGGAATTCCTGCGGGATTCGACTTAGACTCCTCTAAGATAGAGTGGAACGGCGACAATGGGGTCTCTGTAAGAACTTCCACAGATGGGTCAACATGGCAAGCATGTGTTAATGGAGGAGCAATTCCTCAATTTAGATTGGGATCATTTAGCTCTGAAAGAACCCTTTATCTTGAGATAACATTTACCTCATCAGATACAACTAAATTTATCCCAAGATTATATAGCCTGCTACTGTGCTTCTACAAAGACCAAATTCTTTATTCAATAAGTAACCCTGATTATATTTATACGATAGAAGGCACAGCGGGATTTACATCAAAAGACATTACTCTAGGAAGGGTTGCATATCCTATTTTGTCTAGACAAAAGCTAAATGGATTAACAACGGCGGGAGGATCGGGATTTAAAATAAATACCGCAGAATCAATTAGGACCATAGAGTTCTTTTTAACCCTATCAGAGCTAACCTCAAATTCTATTTTATCAAGTACGGCAAATGGAGATTTTGTATCAGCAGGATACTCTTGGGCTACAAATGGAACTATTACTAAATCTAATATATCTGCTATTTATGTTAATGGTGTAGACAAGACATCTCAGACAAATATAAGTTCTGTATTTACCGCAAACGAGCTTTATCACGTTATAATTGCAACAAACGGGGCAATTGGTGGAGAGATACTATTTAACCATACATCAACAGGTGGGCCTTCCAGCCTATACCAATACATTTCTTACTACCCAGCAACCTTCTCAGCCCCCATGGCATTATCTAATTACAACATGCATATTGGAAGATCAGCGACAATAGCAGATGATTCGTCCATGACATTGACAGAAAATTCCGTTGAGTTTTATGACAACGACTGGATTGTGCTTCAAAACCAATAATTTGTCACATGGGTTGACAAAAAGCTGGACTTGAGTAGACAATAATGGTAAAATAAAGTCATATGGATATTAACAGAACGAATAGCAAGATTCTTGAAGAAGAGTCGATACTTGGCATCTATGTCTGGGAAATGCCAGATGGCAGATGGATTGGAGATGATGATGGGAACTTTCTTTCGATCACGTCCAAAAAAGGAAATAGAGCCAACATCGATGCTTTGGCTAGAGAAGTTCGCACGTTCGGCATATACGAAGGCGGGCCTAAATTTCTTTCCGCTAGAAGGAAAATTGATGATGAAGAATTTGAGCACCAAAAACAAAGACTCGATTGGGGACTAGTTCCTGATCCATTTGATATCGGTAACTATAAGGACGAAATGAAAAAGCTAAAGGGGTTAAGATGAGCGCAGAATTTCTTGATGAAGACAACTCAGAAAATATAATTAACATTTCAAATAACGCAGACTGGTTCTCGCTAGAAAAAAATGAAACAACAACCGATCCATTTTTGGCAGGCCTAGAGGATCTTAAAAAGGTTAGAGGCCTAGGATCTTCGTTTAAGCGTAAGATAAATAGAGAATTTTCTAAGTCGTTCACTGGCCGAGAAGAAACTGGAACACAGCAAAATCTATTGGCACAAGCAATTACTGGCTATGCAATGTTTGACTTGATAGAACCTCCATACAACCTAGAGTATCTTTCAAAAGTATATGAGATTTCAACATACAACTATGCAGCAATTAATGCCAAGGTGGCAAACATTGTCGGGCTAGGATATGATTTTATAGAAACAAAGAAAACAAATGATGCTATTGATTCACTTACAGATGATAAGTCTCTTGAAAGAGCACGTAGAAAGCTAAGCAAATTAAGACAGGATCTTCATGCGTGGCTTGATACAACAAATGATGAAGATACATTTACTCAAACATTAATTAAGGTATTTACAGACTACGAAGCAACTGGAAATGGCTACATTGAAGTAGGTAGAACCACTGCTGGAAATATCGGATATATCGGGCATATCCCCGCAAAGACTATGCGTGTGCGTAGACTAAGAGATGGCTTTATTCAATTGCTTTACGGAAAGGCAGTATTCTTTAACAACTTTGGAGACTCAGAAACAGAGAACCCAATTGCGGGACAAGAAGATCGCCCAAATGAAATTATTCATTTAAAAAAGTATACCCCAATGAACAACTACTACGGAGTTGCAGATATTATTGCAGCCCAGGTTTCTTTGGCGGGTAACGAATTGTCTGGAAGATATAACCTTGATTACTTTGAAAACAAAGCGGTCCCAAGATATATCATTACAGTAAAGGGAGCAAAGCTTTCTCCAGAGTCAGAGCGCAAATTGCTTGAATTTTTCCAAGTTGGACTTAAGGGCAAGAACCACAGATCTCTATATATTCCACTTCCAGGAGACACCCCAGACTCAAAAACCGAATTTAAAATGGAACCAGTTGAGGCTAACCCACAGGAATCTTCATTTAATGTTTATCGCAAATCAAATAGAGATGAAATCCTGCTGGCCCACCGTGTCCCAATTAATAAAATTGGAACCCCAGAGGGAGTTAATTTAGCAGTAGCAAGAGATGCCGATAAAACATTTAAAGAGCAGGTTTGCCGCCCAGCACAAATGATTTTAGAGAAAAAATTAAATAAAATATTTGAGGAAAAGACAGATGCGCTAACCCTTAAATTTAATGAGTTAACTCTTACTGACGAAGATACCCAGTCTAAGATTGACGAAAGATATTTAAGAATGCAAGTAATTACCCCTAATGAAGTTCGAATTAGAAAGGGTATGATTCCTCTTGAAGGCGGAGACGAAGTGGTAGATTTGAAGGGTCAGGATGCCGCAGAGCAAACAGCCCAAGCTGGAAATACCAGACAAAGATCCCAAGACCGACAGGCAAACGCCCCAGATAATTCTGGAGAAGGACGAAATGCCAAGGGCGACGGAAGACAGGTTGACTAACTCTACTCAACTGTTATTTGCCTTTTTATCTATAAGTCGCTAAAATTAAGCATATGAATATTGAAAAGTCTTTATGGACTAGCCATGGCAATGACATTAACTTGTCTGTACCTTTCACTAAAGTTAACCGTGAAAAGAGAACGGTTTCTGGGTTTGCAACACTAGACAATATTGACCAGACAAATGACGTTGTAACAGCGGAAGCAAGCGTAAAAGCATTTGAAAATTTTCGTGGGAACATTCGTGAGATGCACGGATCTCTTGCAGTTGGAAAGATGGTTTCATTTAAGCCAGAAACTTTTTACGACCCAGCAACTAAAGAATTTTATAACGGAGTTTATGTAACAGCATACATTTCAAAGGGCGCACAAGATACTTGGGAAAAGGTTCTAGACGGCACCCTATCTGGATTCTCAATCGGCGGAAAGATTAATGAGTCTGATAACGAAGTCAACAAGGCGAATGGTAAGACAGTAAGATTTATTAAGGATTATGATTTGATTGAATTATCAATTGTAGATTCTCCAGCAAATGAGCTTTGCAATGTTCTATCTATTCAAAAGGTAAATGGCCAATTGATATTTAAAGGAATTGCAACCGAAGTAGTAACAGAAAATATCTTTTACTGTGAAGACAGTAACTCTGTTTTTATCTCAACAGAGAAGACATATGACTCACCAGTTTCTGGTAAGCCAGCACAACTAATTGGTTGGGTTGAGAGCTCAGATGTTAACAAAGCAAAAGAGATTGATAAGATTCTTGATGCATATAAGCACTCAAGATTTACGTTGCCTGAAACACAAACAATTGCAAAACAGGCAAACGCAGAAGGAGGTAATGAAATGTCAGATAATACAGAAAACGTAGTTGTCGAAGATGTTGCAGTAGAGGCACCAGCCGAAG